TCCGATTCGCAAACTTTGAACGTATCAGTATTCCACAACGTGGGGTACTTCGGTCATACAATGTGAGTGCCGCAATGAACATCATTGTCTGGGATTATTTGAAGGAGATGTATCTATGAATCCAAGATTTTCTGTATCTGTACCTAACTCCCTGAAAAAAGACATCATAGAGTTTGCTTTGAATGAAAAAAATGATAAGTATTTTTCTTTGAACCGAACATCTTCTGTGCGCAAGGGGTGTATTATCAGTAACTATCCAGAATTATCACTTAGTGAAGCAATACACACATTTGCGGTTTCTGCCTATAAAAGTATAGGTGTGGATTCATTTGTTCCAGAACATATATTTGGCAACTTTATAGGCGTAAATCTTGAAGGTGGATTCGTGCACGACCATCGTGACCCACGAAATGACAAAAATTTCATTCACACTAGGTTCAATTTTCTTCTACAAAAGCCAGAAACCGGCGGTGATCCTGTTATAAATGGAGTGCTGTATCCGATGAATGAAGGGCAAGGTTGGTTGAATTTGGCATCTGAATGGTTACACGGTTCTACTACTGTGATAGGAAAACGAGAACGAGTGGTGTTAAGTTTAGGTGCCTATATTCATCCTGGAGTCATAAAATATCTTACTGATGAAATGGAAACAGCAGTATGATTTGTACTGAATGTAGAACAAATAACCAAAAAAGTAAAGTGTACATTACAGACACGTTTTATGATTTGCAACAACCCCAGGATAGGTTTTTTGATGAAGATGGAAAGTGGCACTGTCACGACATCAATCCTACCACAACCAAATATCAATGTTCCAATGGACATGAATGGAGTGAGGTGAAATATGCCACATGCTGGTGTTATGAACTTGACAAAAGATGAAGTGCTTGTTATGTTGAAGAAGGCTTATGTACGAGGTCTATATGAACACATGGAACAACGATATAGGCATCCAGGTGACAAAGTGAAAGACTATCCAGTTATCAATATTCACAATCATGCAATAGAAGATTTAATTCAGGAGTGAACATGAAACCTATCAGTCCACGATATCCCACCTATGTTGTCTATGAAGGATATGACCGAGCTCTTGCCTTGCAATCTGTGGGTGAGGGATGGGCATCTCTTATTCATGAAGTGTTTGATTACATGGAACAGATTCATACACCCACCAAAGTGGTTCAAGTCAAAGAGAAGTGGGGTGGTCTTCGCATCTACACCGATGTGATTGACTATCGCCTAGATGAAAAAATTCGAGAAGCAGAAAAGAAAAGTTTTACAATCTGTGAAATATCTGGTGAACCAGGTAAACTTCGCAACTGTAATGGATGGTATCGTACTCTTTCTGATACACATGGAAAAGAGTTTCCCGTGATAGAGGAGTGAACAATGGAAGAAATCAATTACAAATTTCATGAGGACAGAGCTCTCAATGAATTGAAAGCCTACATAGATTCCACTTATGATGAACATTATTCCAGAAGCAAGTTTCAAGCCACGGAATTCATCATTGATGGTGGTCATGGTGTAGGTTTTACTGTTGGTAACATCTTGAAGTATGCACAACGATATGGCAAAAAGAATGGCTACAACAGAAAAGACATCTTGAAAATCATACACTATGCTATTATATTACTACACATTCACGATGCAGATGAACACAACACAACTGAGGAGTAACCGTTATGAAGATTAGCAACAAAACCATATCCCTGCTTCAGAGCTTTGCACAAATCAGCAGCAATCTGCTAGTGAAGCCTGGCAAGAAGCTGACAACACGTAACGCTGTGAACAGCATTCAGGCACGTGCTGTGGTGGATGAGACATTCCCACAGCAGTTTGCCATCTATGACTTGAATCAACTTCTGTCATTGATTTCTGTGTCCGAACATCCTGACATTGAGTTTGGTAACAAAAGCCTGGTGATTCGCTCTGCCAATGGGGGAGAAACTGAATATTTCTATGCTGATGAAAGTTTAGTAACGGTGCCGAACGAGAATCCTCCTCAGTTGGAGGATGTGTACACGTTCAAGTTGACAGCATCTGATATTCAAACCATTGTGAAGACCGCCAGCATTGTGTCTGCCACAATGTTGAGCATTGTGTCTGACAAGGGTAAAGTGACACTCAGCATCAATGACCCGAAGAACAGCACTTCTCACAGCTACAAGAAGCCTTTGGGTGATGCCACATCATCTTTCAATGTGAAGATGGCTATTGACAGCTTCAAGGTGGTGGCTGATGAGTACAATGTTCGTGTGGCACACGCCGTGGCCAAGACAGGCAAGGTGATGGTGTTCTTCTTTGAGTCCACTTCTTCTGACTTAACATATCTTATTGCGGCTGACTCTACATCTAAGGTGTAATCATGGAAGCCAATCGTGAGCAGTTTCTTTGGGTTGAAAAATATCGTCCGCGGAAAATCAGTGATTGTATTCTGCCTGACAAATTGAAAAACACATTCCAGGAGTTTGTGGAACAGGACAACATCCCGAATATGTTGTTGTCTGGCACAGCTGGGACAGGTAAGACCACAATCGCTCGGGCTCTGTGTGAAGAATTGGGGTGCGACTACATCATCATCAACAGCTCGGAAGAGCGAAATATTGATGTGTTGAGGAATAAAATCAAAGACTTTGCAAGTACAGTTTCGTTGGCCGGCAAGGTCAAGGTCAAGGTGGTGATACTTGATGAGGCAGATTACCTCAATCCTAATTCCACACAACCCGCACTTCGTGGATTCATCGAGGAGTACAGCAAGAATTGTCGGTTCATCTTCACGTGCAATTACAAGAACAGAATCATCCCGCCACTTCACAGCAGAACAACGGTGATTGATTTCAGGTTGGAGAAGGAGGATCGTCCTGTGGTGGCGACCAAGTTCTTCAAGCGTGTTCAAGAAATTCTGATAAAAGAGAATGTCACATTTGATTCCAAGGTGGTGGCAGAGCTGTTGAACAAGCACTTCCCGGATTATCGTCGTGTGTTGAATGAGATGCAACGGTACTCTGTGTCAGGCACCATTGACGCTGGCATATTGAGCAATGTGTCTGATGCCAACATGAAGGAGTTGTTGGTGACACTTCGTGAGAAGGACTTCAAGAAGATGCGAACCTGGGTGGTGAACAACATGGACAATGATCCGAATTTGTTGTTCAGAAAGATATATGACTTCTTGTTGCCTGAGGTGGTTCAGGTTCCCCAGCTTGTGTTGCTGTTGGCTGATTATCAGTACAAGGCAGCGTTTGTGGCTGATGCTGAAATCAATCTAGTGGCGTGTCTGACAGAAATCATGGCTGCCTGTGAGATGAAGTCATGACCGAGAAGAACCTTGATGGAGAAATCATCAAGGACTGGATTGTAGAAGATTACAAGATGCCGAAAATCAGTCCTTTTGATTTCGTGAATGCCATTAATTACACCAAAGAAAATTTGATGGTGGATGAGTGGAGTGAGAAGCAGTACAATTCGTTTGTTGTGAACAAGAGTTTGAGTTTCGGGGCTGACACAGTACACATAGCCAACGAAATGAACAGTCGTCCGCATTTGGACAAGCGCCTCCAGTTTGACTTCCTTATAAATACCATTAGACCTCGAAAGAGGTATAACAAATGGTTGAAGGCTGATGAAGTCCAAAACCTTGAAGTGGTGAAACAGTATTATCATTACAATACTGAGAAGGCACAACAAGCTTTGAGGATCCTATCACCTGACCAAATAAATACTATTAAGGAACGTTTGAACACAGGTGGCTTAACAAATGGCACATGATTTAATTAATATACCTAGTATCCCAGGATACAATCCTTTGGAAGTGAAATTGGTGAATCAAGATGACTTTCTGAAGGTTCGTGAAACACTCACTCGTATAGGTGTGGCTTCACGCAAAGACCAAACATTGTATCAGAGCTGTCACATCCTGCACAAGCAAGGCAGATACTTCATTGTGCATTTCAAGGAACTGTTTGCTTTAGATGGCAAACAAGCTGACTTGTCTGACAATGATTTGCAACGCAGAAACACCGTGGCTCATCTGTTGGAAGATTGGGGTCTGGTGGAGATAGTGAATGATGATGTCTGTGAAGATACGGCACCATTGTCACAAATCAAAGTTCTGGCCTTTGGTGAAAAAAGAGATTGGAACTTGGTGACAAAGTACAACATCGGTAAAAAGAAATAAATAGAAGTACTTGATTGTAGGGGTGTTAGGAGTTATCATTAACCTTAGATACGCCGAAAGGGTATCACTAACACATTCGCTCGACAGGAGGAATTATGACACGTACCTATACTTTCAACACATCCAGCATTGGTGGTCCATGGGCTATTGGTTTTGATAGTCTATGGGACCGTTTACACAACATTGAAACGGTGAATAGTTCCAGCAACTATCCCCCATACAACATCATCAAACATGATGCTGAAAACTGGAGCATCGAACTTGCTGTGGCTGGCTTCAAGCGCAGTGAGTTGGATATTGAATTGGCTGAAGGTGTTCTCACCATCTCAGCTAAGGCTGAATCCACTGATGAACAGCAATATGTTCACCGTGGTTTAGCCAAGCGTGCGTTCACTAGAAAGTGGACACTCGCAGATGACGTAGTAGTTCGTGATGCTGCTTTGACTGACGGTGTGCTTTCCATCAAGTTGGAACGCATCATCCCAGAAGAAAAGAAGCCACGTAAGATTGACATTTCGTAATTAAGTAGTCCTCCTAACACCCCTACAATTGAGTACATCATGGCTTTACTTTGCATCAAAACGCTTCTAGGCGAAGATTTAATTGGTGATGTTGAGATACGTGACAACACCGTAGACATTGACACACCACTCATGGTGATGATTGTCCCAAACGAGAAGGGACAATACAGTGTGGGGCTGGCTCCCTACATGATTTTCTCAGCCACCCGAAAGTTCACGTTTGAAAAGAATCACATCATTCTGTTCACGGAACCTGCTGATGAAATTCGGAATCAATATCATAACATCACAGGAAAAGGTATTGTTCTTCCCACCAGACCAAAACTTGAATTAGTTCCATAATAACAGGGGTGCTTGACATCCCTGTTTTGCTGTGTTATATTAACTGAAACATTCACGACCCGAAGGAGGTTGAATGAAGAAGTTCTATACTAATGTGTTGCAATTTGGTAACAAGTTGCTGGTGCGAGAAGTTCGTAATGGAAAAAAGGACAATCACAAGGTGGAGTTTCGTCCCACCATGTTCATCAAGTCCAAGAAGGAATCCAAGCACAAAAGTTTGTTTGGTGAAAATCTGGAGCCCATGAAGTTTGGTGACATCAATGATGCCAAAGAGTTCATGAAGAAATACAAAGAGGTGGAGAATTTTCCCATCTTCGGCAACACCTCCTTTGCCTATCAATACATCACAGAAGAATATCCAGAAGAGGTGGACTATGATATTAGTCAACTCACCATCTTCACTATTGACATTGAAACTGCCTCAGAGAATGGATTTCCTAGTGTGGACAATCCCATTGAAGAGGTGTTGTTGATTACTGTGCAAGACAACATCACCAAGAAGATTACTACATTTGGTGTCAAGAAGTTTGATGTGCAGAACATTCAGAAAAATTTCGAGTATGTGAAATGTAAGGATGAGGCTGACCTTCTTCTTACATTTCTTCGTTTCTGGCAGATGGCTGCTCCTGATGTGGTGACAGGGTGGAACACACAATTGTTTGACTTGCCTTATCTCATGGTTAGAATCAAGCGAGTATTAGGTGAGGATCGTGTGAAGGATCTGTCACCGTGGCGCATTGTGAATGAGCGACCTGTGACTGTGAATGGGCGTGAATATCTCACAGCCGACATCTATGGTATCAGCAACTTGGATTATCTGGACTTGTACAAGAAGTTCACCTATTCAGCACAAGAAAGTTACAAGTTGGATTACATTGCTCAACAAGAGTTGGGTCGTAGAAAGTTGGAACATAACTACGAGACATTCAAGGAACACTACACAGAAGATTGGCAATCATTTGTGGAGTACAACATCGTGGACGTGGAGCTGGTGGATGCCTTGGAAGACAAGATGAAGTTGATTGAACTGGTCATCACTATGGCCTATGACGCCAAGTGCAACTTCACAGACATCTTCTCGGCAGTGAGAACCTGGGATTGCATTCTACACAATCATCTCTGGGACAAGAACATCATTGTGCATCAGAAAAAGGAACATGAAGGCAGAACCATTGCTGGTGCCTATGTGAAAGAACCCACGCCTGGCAAGTATGATTGGGTGGTGGGTTTCGACGCCGCATCTCTGTATCCCAGCATCATCATGCAATACAACATGAGTCCTGAGACCATGATGGTGGGTATCACGGCTGACGCCAGTCCAGAAATTCTGTTGCAAGGAGATGTGAATTTCCATGACTTCTTGAAGAACAAGAATTTTGCCATGGCAGCTAACGGATACTGTTACACTCACAAGCATCAGGGATTGTTTCCTGAAATCGTGGAGAAGATTTTCACAGAACGTGTGTTCTACAAGAAGAAGATGATTGAGGCACAAAAAGAGTATGAGAGGACCAAGGATGTGAACCAGGTGAA